CTTCAGATACTATTACTTTAAATGGTACTACAACTGGAGGATTAGCTGGAACAATCATAACTTGCAAAGCAATCGGTGCAAATAGATGGGGTGTTCAAGTGAACACTGGTGGCACTGGCGATGCAGCTACACCTTTTAGTGCAGCAGTAAGTTAATAAATAATTAGTGTGGGGCTTCGGCCCCACATTTTAATTTAAGGAGAAAATATGGACTCAGATCAAAAAACTGTAAATAAAACTACTGGAGCTGCCTCTGTTTTACACGGAGCTAGAGCGAGAGTTACTTCTAT